AAAGTTTTCATGCCCGTTCCATATAATTTAGGGTTTGAACTAAATGTTTTAACTAAAACTCAAGATGATTCATTACAAATTGTAGAACAAATATTACCATTTTTTCAACCAGGATTTACATTAACAATAGATCTAGTTAAATCTATTGGAGAGAAAAGAGATATTCCTTTAGTACTTGAAAATATATCATTTACAGATGATTATGAAGGTAATTATGAGACGAGAAGAGCATTAATCTATACTTTTACATTTACTGCAAAAACTTATATGTTTGGTCCTATTGCTGATAGTACTGATGGACTTATCCGTAAGGTTCAATTGGATTACTATAGTGATACTAATAGGCAAAATGCTTCTCGTGAAATGAGATATACTGTAGAGTCTACTGCTAAGAAAGATTATAATGAAGATGGTTATATAGATCAGTTAGATAATCCACTGATTCCACCTGGTGATGATTTTGGATTTACTGAAGAAAGAACCTTCTTTGGAGATTCTAAAGAATATAGTCCCACTCGTAAGGTAGACATCTAATGGCTAATAAATCTGGAGACAATTCTTTAAGAGATTGGTTTAAGAAGAGTAAGTCTTCTGATGGTACACCTGGTTGGGTTCAATTAGGTGGTAAGTATTCTGGTAAACCATGTGCCAAGCAACCAGGTCAAAAGACTAAACCTAAATGCGGTTCAAGTAAAATGAAACGTAATCTAAATAAGAAAGAGGAAGCGGCAGCTTTTAGACGTAAAAATAAACAAGATCCAAATCCAAATCGTAAAGGAAAGGCAAAGAACGTGGCTACTGAAGAAACTATCGATCAACTGTTTAGAAGAACCTTCAAGGAGAAGTGTTGGGATGGATATACTCAGAAAGGAATGAAAAAGAAAGGAAAGAAAGTAGTTCCTAATTGTGTTAAAGAAGAAGAAAAGAAAGCAAAAAAAGATTATGATGGTGATGGTAAAGTTGAATCTGGAAAGGAAGAGTATCTAGGTTCTAAAGATAAAGCCATTAAGAAGGCAATGAAAGAAGGCAAGGGTGAAAAGGATGCTTGCTATAAGAAAGTGAAATCAAGGTATTCTGTTTGGCCAAGTGCTTATGCTTCTGGTGCTCTTGTTAAGTGTCGTAAAGTAGGTGCTGCTAATTGGGGTAATAAGAAAGAAAGTTATTCATGGAGAGATGATTTTGAATTTATTGAAGAAGGTGCTGCTTGGACAAAGAAAGCAGGTAAAAATAAAAAAGGTGGTTTAAATGAAAAAGGAAGAAAAAGTTACGAAAGAGAGAATCCAGGCAGTGACCTTAAAGCTCCTTCAAAGAAAGTTGGGAACCCTCGTAGAAAGAGCTTTTGTGCGAGGATGAAAGGTATGAAGAAGAAACTTACTTCTAAGAAAACTGCAAGAGATCCCGATTCTAGAATTAATAAGTCCTTAAGGGCTTGGAACTGTTAATATCATGAAAGATAATTATGATGATTTGAATGAAACATTTAACACTGAAATAGAAGTTCAGAACGTTACTGAAAATGGTTGCGTCCGAAGAAAGGAGGCAACCACTGATATAACTGATGATATCGATAAGGATTATAAGTATACTCGTGCTAATTTATATTCATTAATAGAGAAAGGACAAGAAGCACTTAATGGTATTTTAGAACTTGCTGGTGAAAGTGCTAGTCCAAGAGCATATGAAGTTGCTGGACAAATTATTAAGTCGGTTGGTGATACAACAGATAAGTTAGCAGATTTACAGAAGAAAGTTAAAGACTTAGATGAAGATGCTGTAAAAGCACCAAGTAATGTTACAAATAATGCATTATTTGTTGGATCGACATCAGAATTATCTAAGATGATAAAGGAAGGTATTCTAAATAATACTGATAATACTCAAACGTCTAAATGAGTAATAATAACGTAACAGAATCTAAGAATAATTTAGGAAGTTATCAATTTTCTGATTGGAGATCTGATTTTGAACCGACTGATTACATATCATATGATGTAATAAAAGCAGAACCACTTGTAAATGAAGGTAAAACCACTAGGGTTAGGGGTATAACGGTTCGTGGATCAGGACATCCAAAAGATTCAGCTTCAGGAACAAATGATAAACCACTCGTAGATTATTCAAAGATTAGAGCAAAAGCACCAATAACTAATGACGGTAAGAAAAAAGTTGACCCTTTAAAGAATGAAGTGATTTCTGCTTCTAATGAAATAGAAGGTAATTTTGTTGATGAAGGTTTACTAGCAGGTTTAAAAACACTTAGTGGGGTAGTTGGAGGAAAAACTTTAAAGGGGTGGTTAGTTAGAGGTGCTGCTTCTGGTGCTACTCAAGGTCTTGTTACTACAATGGTTGCTCCAGAAATTGCTAAATTACAATTAGCTTCTTCTGCACTCAACTATGCTGCTAGTCAGGGCAATAAAGCAAGATCTAAAACAGAAGATGAAGATGAGAGATTAGATAATGAAAGAAAAAAAAGAAAAGTTTTTAGACCTTATGTGAGGTATGAATCTGTTGAGGGTAAAAAGTCATTTTCTAATTTTTATGAGCAAGCAACTAGTGCCTTACAACAACCAAGTATTGGACAAAGAATAAAAAGTGGAATTACTAATTATGTTAAAGGTGAAGTTGACAATATAAAAAAGATACCAGGAAATGTTAAGCAGGGTATTAAAACGTATGGTAAAAATTTAAAACGTCAACCTGTTAAGACTATTTTACAGACTGCATGGAAACCAACAAAATGGTTAGCAAAAACTGGAGTTAAAGATGTAATAGTCAATAAAACTGCTGACACTATCATGAAGAAGACTGGTACAACAAATAATCCAGTTGCTAAATTTGCTAAAGGAGCAGCTGAATGGACTTTACCATACATGAAGTGGGGGGCAGCATCAAAACTTAAAGCTGCTGGATCTGTATTAGCTAAACCTCTTGCGGCAGCATCTGCTTTAACTTTATTGGATCAAAGACCTGCAGGTCCTAAAGATGAGAGAGCAATGATGAGAGATTCTATGAATCCAAAAAGTCCGTTATATAGAAAACGTAGTGAGGTGAAAAAATAATGAAAATATTATCTGCTGAAACAAATCTAGCATCTGCTACTAGTGTTAATAATTCGTCAGTATTAAGAGTCTTTAATAGTGACTCTTCTAATACCATGACTGTCACTAGAAAAACTGCAAGTGGTTCTATTGTAGGAAGTTTTACAGTGCCTTCAGGTAAAGTTACTTATTGTGAAAAGGATTATACAGATACTATAGAAGGTGGAGCAAATCTTAAAGTATCACAGGTTGCTTTCTCACCTATGATGTCGTTTTCTTCATTTGGTAGTGAAGCAGGTCCAACATATTCTTATTCAGTATCTGCTTCTAATGTAGATGAAGGTGGAAGTTTTACAACTACGATCACAACAAGTCAAGTTGATGATGGAACAACTTTATATTGGGAATTGTCTGGAACTAATGTATCTTCTTCTGATTTTTCATCTGGTGCATTAACTGGAAGCGTAACTATATCAAGTAATTCTGCTAGTTTCTCTCATACTTTAGATCAAGATAACGTTACTGAAGATGTAGAAACAATTTATGTAAAATTATATACAGATTCTGGAAGAAATACTCAGGTTGGTAATACATTAACTGTTACTGTTGCTGATACTTCTACTACACCTACTGGTGATTTTAGTGCTCAATTTGATGGAAGTAATGACAGAATGACATTGGCAGCAACTTCAGATTTTGCCTTTGGAACTGGAGACTTTACATGGGAAGGATTTGTGTTTAGGACTTCAGATCCAAAACCATACTCAAGAGTATGGCATTTTGGTCCATTTTTTAGTTCAGATGACACAACTGGAGTTTGCTTTGATGACAATGATCATCCCAATAAAGTAACAGTATCTTCTTACAAAAATAGAAATGTAGGTGGAGTAAATGCAGCTGGTAGAGTATTAATATCATCCACAAGTGTAGAAAGTAATCGTTGGTATCATATAGCAGTTACTAGAGAATCAGGTACTTTTAGATTATTCATTAATGGTGCTTTGGAAGATACTGAAACTGGAGTTAGTGGTTCTTTAGAATCTTCAGGAACTAATACTCTTGCTATAGGTGGCACGGTTGATAGAATGGTAGAAGAACCATTTGCTGGTAGGGTTAGTAATCTTAGAATTATAAAGGGACAATCACTTTATAGTAGCAACTTTACACCACCAGCTACAGCATTAACAACAACAAGTCAAAGTGCTACATCAAGTAATGTTAAACTTCTATGTTGTAAAACTAGCACACTTACTGATGCTGATGTTAAACCAGGAACAATTACTGTTGAAGGAGCAGTATCATCAACTGAAGATCCATTTGCTCCAGGAGTATATTCAGGAAATTTTGATGGTGATGACAGTATAAGTATTCCTGATACTACAGATTTTGAATTTGGTAGTGGTGATTTTACAGTTGAAGCTTGGATCAAACTAAACACTGCAGCAGGTGCAAATGCTGGTGCATTTACAGTAGTCAATAAATGGCATAATACTGGAGGTGCTAAAGAATGGATAATGAGGATTCAAGAAAGTAGTGGAAACAAACTAGAATTTATACACACAACAGACGGTGCTACTAATATATTTACTACGGGAAATACAAGTCTTAGTACTAATACATGGTATCATGTAGTTGCAGTGGGAGACAGTGGAACTATAAAACTTTTTGTTGATGGAATACAACAAGGCGATACAAATAGTCAAGGTACAATTAATGCTTATTCTAACCCATTATATTTTGGTTATAATCTATCAAGTAATGGTCAGTGGATGGATGGAATAATATCAAATTGTAGAATTACGAAAGGTCAAGCACTTTACACAAGCAACTTTACACCTTCAACTACAGCACTTACAACAACAAGTCAAGGTGCTAATGAATCTAATGTTAAATTCTTAGGATTGCAAAATGCTATTATTACAACACCTACTGTTAGTCCAGGAGTTATGACTAAACAGCATGGAAATGCATATACGACTAATGTAGATCCATTTACTGTAGATTATGCTGCACTTAGTTATTCTGCTGAATTTAGTGGAAACGGTTTCTTAAGTATGTCGGCAAGTCCTGATTATAATGTTGGAACTGGTAACTTTACTATTGAGATGTGGGTTAAAGGAACT